TAGCACCTGTAGTGTTTGCTGCTAAACAATCTCTACCGACTGCGGTGTTGTTAGATGCTGTGGTGTTAGCTTGTAAAGAACCCTGTCCAATAGATGTATTGTCTGCTCCAGTTGTATTTGCTGTTAATGCAGCATGACCTATTGCTGTATTATTGTTCGCAGTAGTATTTGCATCTAAAGCGTTACCACCTAAAGCAGTATTAGCAGCACCTGTAGTGTTTGCTAATAAAGCATCTTTACCAACTGCGGTGTTGTTACTTGCTGTGGTGTTTGCACCTAAAGAGCCACCACCTACTGCTACATTATTTGCACCTGTGGTGTTAGCGTCTAAACTAGCTACACCTATTGCGGTATTAACTTCACCTGTAGTGTTTGCAGATAATGCTAGATATCCGAGTGCTGTATTGTTAGAAGCTGTTGTAGTAGCATCTCCTGCTAGACCACCTATAAATGTGTTTTGTACACCTGTGGTTACTGATTCACCTGCGCTAAATCCTACTGCGACATTATAAGAATCAACGTCAGTGTTTTGATTAGATAAAGCAAAATAACCCAAAGCGGTTGCACGACTACCTGCATCTTCTGCATCAAGTGCCGCATATCCTAGAGCAACATTATAATCACCAGTAGTAATTGCAGTACCTGCTTCATCGCCTATAAGAACATTTCGTGTACCACCGCTTGCAATGCTGTTACCTGCGTTGACACCGAATCGTACGTTAGAAGTTCCTGCGGTTGGGGTGGATAGAGAGCCGTCTGAGGCTATAGAGAATCTATTTGTACCTGTTCGTGTAGTAGTATTTGCTGCGGTAAAAAAGTTTATTACACTAGCGGCATTATGCTGAGATGTGCCTCCGCCAATGTCTATTCTATTGCCTGATGAGTTTGCAAAGCTCTGCATCATTAAGAAACCTTCAGTCTCTGTTCCAGAGTCGTATTGACGAGATAGTAAAGTAAATGTTTTATTAGCATCGTCATTAGTGGTGTCGGAAAGAGTTAAAGTTCCTGTTACGCCTACATCACCTCCAAAAGTAGCACCTTTATTAAAAGTAGCCGCACCTGCTGCTGACATATCAAGGGTGAGGGCTATAATTTCAGAACCACCATCGTTGCCTTTGAATATTATGTCTTTGTCTTGAATTATGGATTTAAAGACAGCATCTTCACCATTTCTTCTTATACTTGCAAAGTGTAATCCACCATCCTTAAATATAATGTCAGCACCATCAGCATCAAGAATAATCTCCCCTGCGGAATCTAGTGTCATATCACCAGAACTTAAAGCCAGAGTAGTCCCATCAAGCGTAAAGTTATCTACAACCACACCTGCGTTGGCTGTTACAACACCTGCAACCGCTAGTGTACTCGCCATATCTACAGCACCATCAATGTCTACAACATCAAGGTTAGTTGTGCCGTCTACGTCTATATCGCCTGAGATGTCTAGTGAAGCTACTACAGTAGTACCTGTAAGCGTAGGAGCAGTAAGTGTTTTATTTGTTAATGTTTCTGTTCCAGTTATTAACGAAAGTGTACCAGTAGCATTAGGTAAACTAATTGTTCTATCAGCTGTCGGGTCTATTACGCTAAGTGTAGTTTCGTGTGCATCTGCTGTAGCTCCTTCAAATATAATAGCATTTGAAGCTTCCATAGTAACTGTATCTACTTGAGTAGTTGTACCTGCTACAGTAAGTTTAGGAACTAATAGTTCTCCTGTACTAGGATTATATCTTAAAGCACCTGTATCATCTAATAAACCATTTGATTCATTATGGAAAACTATAGGGAAATTTGTATTTGCTGTACTGTCTGTAACTGTTGTTGTTGTAGCTAGAGTAGCTGTTGCAGCGTTACCTGTTGTATCTTGATTACCTGCAGCATTTACACCGGGTAAATTAATATTAGCACTACCATCAAAACTTACACCACCAATAGTTCTTGCAGTTGTTAAAGTAGCTGCTGAACCTGTAGTGTTTTGATTAAGTGTACCAACTGATAAATCTATTGTTCCATCAGAATCTTGATAAGCTACTGTAATACCTGATTCAGTATTACTTGTAAACATAGCTCCAACTGTATCTTGAACTACTTCTGAAAGGTCAATGTTTCCTGTACCATCAAATGCTACTCCGTGTATATTTCTAGCTGTTTCAAGTGCTGTAGCTGTTGCAGAATTTCCTGTTGTATCTTGGTTAAGTGTACCGACTGTAAAGTCTAGTGTATTGTCTGCGTCTTGGTAAGCTACTGTAATACCACTTTCAGTATTACTTGTTACCATAGCACCTACAGTATCACTAATTGTTTCTGCTAATGTTACACCACCAATAGTAATTGCATCGGCTTCTAAAGTACCATCTATGTCTGCATTACCTGATATGTCTAAGGTTGCAGCGTCTAGTTCACCACTAATAGTAATGTTTCTACCACCAGTAATGTCTTTGTTAGCGTCTGTAATGATTGCTTTACTTGCTATTACTGTTCCGTTTGTTATACCGTCTATAAGGTTTATATCTGTTGCACTAGCTGTAACACCGTCAAGGATGTTAAGTTCTGCTGTAGTGCTAGTAACACCGTCAAGGATGTTAAGTTCGGCTGCGGTAGATGTAACACCATCTAATATATTTAGTTCAGCAGCTGTCGAAGTTACACCGTCAAGGATATTTAGTTCAGCAGCTGTCGATGTAACACCATCGAGTATGTTAAGTTCTGCAGCTGTTGCAGTTATTGTAGTACCGTTAAAGTTTATAGCATCTAAATACGCAACACCGTCTATGTATAAGTCTTTCCATTCTTGTGTAGAGCTACCAAGGTCATAAGTATTGTCATCGTCAGGAATAATATTAGAGTCTACGTCAGCACCAAACACAACATTGTCAGTAGCTGCATCACCCATAGTGATTGTACCACCGTTAAAAGTAGTTGTACCTGTAACTGTTAAGTTCCCACCTATGCCTAAGTTACCAGATATATCAGCGTTACCATTCATGTCTATTGTAGTTGCTGCTATTTGAACTTCTGTATCGGCTACTATATCAAGTTGTCCATCAGCACTAGAATAAATATATAATCCTGTATCTCTAAATTGTACTTTTTCTGTTGAGTCTATTAATAGGTCATCTGAGAATTTAAAGTAATCCTCGTCTTCCATCCATGTTAAAACACCATCGTTTGATGTAGCATTAAATGTTATAGTAATGTCATTATTGGTATTAGTACCAAATACTAAAGCATTACTAAATAAATTTGAAATTGGTCCACCATCACCGGTTGTTGAACCGTCATGGGTGTGTCCTCCAGTAACACTGAAAGCGTTTACTAATTGGTTAAATTCATTATTAAATAGTGCTGCTGTGATTGTATCACCATCACTGAATGAACTTTGTCTTACGTAAGTAGCCATTTATTTATATCTCCTATTGTCTTCCTGATGGTCTATAGTTTATATAGATACCATTAATTGTGTATGGTGCGTTAGTATCTTCACTAAAAATTCTAAAGAAATTACTGTGTCCGCTTCCTGTTAAAGTTTGCCTAACTAAAGGCACCTCTGCTGCTCCAAATTTAGCACTATTAAATGTAGCACTACCGAATATAGCTGGTTCTGGAATAGAATCTAAAACTATATCTACTGGTTGTGGAGTTGTATTACTATCATAATCAAACTTATATCTTAAAGTAGGTTGACAGTCTCCTTCTGGAGTAAATGAAAATTTAGCGTAGTCTAAAGTTTTTAAAGTTCCTAAATCTCCATAGTCATAATCTGGTGATTGATACTCAGCTAATATAGCTACGTTATTAAAACTGTTACCAGTATTATGATTAAATATTTTTCCATCTCTATCACCATGAAATACTTTTTCTAATCCTGCACTATCAAAACCTGATGTAATTGAAGGAGCTTGTATTCCTAATGTTTCTGACCATTCAAATCCTTGAGGTCTTAGTGTTCCTATAATACCTTTTGAGTTTGCTGTAGTATCACTACTAGAGCTATAAAACATTCTGTATTGTGATTTATCTCTTAATACAACACTACTAAATTGTAAAGTGTTTGAAGCTGCAGCAATTTTATTAATTAAAGGCTGTATTTGTTTACTAATAGTTCCTAACTCAACGTCACCAATTCTAGCTGTACCAGCAACTGTTCTAAATCCATCAGGTGCTAAAAATATCAAGTCACCAGCAATCTCTTGAATTGTTTGACCATCTAAACAACCTACGTTTTTAGTAACAGGTACTACAGCTATAGTACTGGAGTTATTTATATTCTGTAATTTAAATATTGAGTTTTGACAAAATATAAATAATTCGTTACGGAAACTTTTTAATCCTACTACTTTATCTTCTAATGTTATACTTCCTGAACCTGTACCGCTAAAACTATCTATGTCATTAGTACTACTGTAATAAATTGTATTAGGTGTACTAGGGTCTCCAGAGACTACTAAATGTTTATCGTGTATTGTACAAAACTTAGCTTTAGTAGTTCCACTAATAGTTATTTGACTTGCAAAATATGTTCTAGTAGTAATGTCAGCAGAAGTACCGGTCATTTTAAATAAAAACGGTTTGTTATTACCACTTTTATCTGTTATAACTACTTCGCCATAATCTGATGTACCTTCAAATACTGCAAACTCACATTGGTCTAAACCTGTTAAAGATAGCTCACTTCTACCAGTAAATGTAGAATAGTTATCTCCACTACCTGCAACACTATCTTTGTTTAATTGCAGCCAAGCATCTTCTCCATCTTTACTAAAAAATATATCGTTTCCTACTACAGCTATTACACCGTCTGCATATACAAGTAAACCTTCTACATCATTACTAGAGTTAGGTAATGTATCTCCAAATAAACTAAATCCGTTTATTCTTCTATATCCACCTTCTGTTGCAACTTCAAAGTTTTTTAACTTAGTAGCAACTCCGGGTGTTTGTAATAACGCTAAAGAGTTTGTAGACTTATTAAGTCCACCTCCAAGCGGTACTGAAAAAGGTTGAGAACCTGCCATTTAGAAATAAGTCCTATCGTCTGTCATATATTTTGGAGTAGGATTAATTAAATTAGATTTCATAACCCTCATATTTTTTTTATATTCATCAAGAGCAAAAGCTGATTGTTGAACATTTTCTTTAAATTGATGTACATAATATCTTGTACGTGCTGTTATAACATTACTATACTGTTCAGGCATAACAATAGTATCATCATAAGCTGATAAAGATGTTGGTTTTACAAACGCATAAAAATGTACGTTATAAACTTTATCAGGTATTGGACCTAATCCAAACTTTCTATGGTCTGGACTTTTAATAACATATCTAGGTTCACCGTGACTAGCATCTGAACCTTCTGCATCATCTGCATTTTCAGAATCTCTATAATATCTTTTCCAATCATCTAGTGTTAAAAATTTTAAACCTTTAGAAACGTAAGGAGTTGTTTCTCCACTTACGTTTATTGTTGTTAAATAAAAATCATCCCAGTCTACTGATGCATAATCAGTTGTTATACTAGAGCTATCTGCTTTAAGCGTATACCATCTAGTTCCTGCCACCGTTGCGACAGTTACGTTCCCATAGAAAGGGTCTGTGCCTCCACTAGCTCCTGCTGAGAAAAAAGGAAGCTGTGGTTCTTCGTTAGCTATGTCAAATATAGATTTATTAATTGCATCCTTTACAAATGATTGAATGCCTGTAGCACTTGCAAAGTTACCAGAAGTTAATACAACTTCATTTAATTCTCTTAATACTTCGTTACTTAAATCTAAATATGTTGTAGCCATTATTTTTTACCTTTAGCTTTTTTCTTTGCTGTTTTACTTAAGTCTTTAAAATGAAAAAGTTTTACACTGGTCTTACCGTGTGTTTTGCCAGAATGTAAATCTCCGTTAGGCATCTTATGTGAACCACCTTTGTGTTCAGTTCCGTCTCTTTTATAATGTTTTACGCCTTTCATATTATTCCTATTTAAAAAGTGGAGGAGACCGAAGCCTCCCCCGAGTTTTGACAATTAGTCAATCACGTAGAATGCACTACATAAAGCGTCATCTCTAAGTAC